CAGTAAAAAATAACACCCCCTTACCAGTTGCCCCATTTGCTTCAAAATGGCAGCATATTTTGTGCAAAATGACAGATTGACAAACAGTCAAACCTGTGCTATAATGTATTTACAAGGTAAGTAAGGAAAGGGAGTTCAGTACAGTATAACACTTCAGAAAGTGAAAACAAGTATCTGTGCTATACTATCAATGGCACTTCTGATAGCACTGGACAGTGTGCAATTACTTTCGAGTATGCAAGAGAGATATGAATACGATCATTGAAGTTATGTGCGCAGAACATATCACAGAATTGCAGGGCGGCATGAACGTATTATAACTTACACAGCTGAGCTAACGGCATAAACGGGCGGAAAGGAAAAGAATGAAATACAAGATTAAGCTTTACATCGGCGGTCATCTGACAATGGTTACCTATCGCACGGACACAATGCAAAACGTATTAACGTGCGCCAGAAAGACAATCACGCTGTTTTCAGAGTGTGACGAACGAGTAAAAATTTGCATTCTTGACAATGACGGAAACGGTATTATGTCATACGTTACCGGAAACAAACCTAAACCAGTATATACGGCTATCGACCATGTAAATAAGGAGCGAAAAACCTACTACACCGGAGCATAGTTCTACAGAAAGGAGAAAAAACTTTGAAGAACAAACTTTTACGACTTATACAGGTCATCATAATCGGGGCATTGATTTACGATATTGTTGTATTCAGCCACACAGCAATGATTTTTGGGTAATGCGGCTCGAGTTAGTTTAAACTAACTCATAACAAAATATTTCAATTCATTGTGAAAAATCACTTGACAAAAAACAGTGTTAAGAGTTATAATAAATACAGTAAGAGATATAGTTCTTACAGCACTGTTAGGGCGGTGTGCCAATCCGCCCGCCTCTTGAGCGGCAAGCCGACTTAACGCGGTTCATCACCGCGGTCGCTCTTCCAGACGAGTTCTGACGTCTGGTAAAAAATAACACCCCCCTTACCAGTTGTCAACAAAAAAGTACACCAGCACGCCTATAAAGGCGTGCTGGTGTCATCATTACACATATCCACAAGCACGGATTTTTTGTGCAAGCAGTTTACCTAAAGCGGTGTATCCCTTTGCATTAAGATGTACCGAATCCGACCGTAACGATGACGGCACTTCACCTTGTTTCATTTCAGTCGCATCTGAGCTTGTTGGCGTGCTGTTTATTATAGCCATACCGTACTTGCTAAGCATATTTCTTGTGTTAAAATAATGCACACCGTATTTGCTAAGCATCTGTGATTCTTCATCTGACCTAGTAGAGGCACTTCCAGTACTAAGACCCATTACTATATATTTGTCGTTAATTTTACTAATCATTGAGTCAATGATACTTAACCTCTCGGCTAGATCTGGGCCATTTTGTCCAACAAAAATAACTGTAATTTTAGCCATAATATCGCATCCGGAGAATTTGACTGGTGTTTCTGCAAGTAACTTGTCATTATATCCCGTAATAGTGTACTTAGCATTCGGGTCACTGTTGCTTGTTTGTGAAATTGACAAGGTACATTTCACGCCGTTAATGTATATCGGATTAACGGAATTACTTCCCGTCCCCTGTCTTAATGGATTGCACGCAGTTCCGTAAATATCTGTTAATTCTGACAAAGAATATTGACTTACTGTGCCCTCCTTAAGAATAAGTGAATTACCACCCTGTCTACAAGCGATTGTGTTAGCATTTTCTCCGCCAACTCCACAATTTATGAAAGAAGTAATTCCTAATTCAGAAGCACAAACGCTAGGATAATTTGTTCCAGACCCTCCAGCTCCAGCTGTCAAGCTATCTCCCCAAAAGCAAAGGTCAGTTGTGTATTCAAAGTCATTAACAGTATTCCACAAGTTGTACAGTGTATTATCCGTGAATAGCATGAATTTAAGATTAACAGTGTTTGGCACCTGTGAAATGTTATCAATTCTTAATATAGCTGTTTTAATAATGTCAGAAGTTGAACCACCTTTAGGAAGTGTCATTTTGTTCAAAGAGATTTTGCCTTGTTTAAAATTAATGGAACCGCCGTAGCATACACTAGCATCATTCCAACTCGCGTTAGTAGATAACCATAGTGAAAGAGAGTAACTGCCAACAAATCCAGAATCTCTTGCATCAACTAAATAATAAACGTCTAGTGTGTCAGTTTTCGGATTTACCATTGGAACAGTAAAATTAGACGCAACGCCAACTACATATTGGTTTGTGCTGCTTTCTCCCTTATTATAGTCATCAAAAGAAATAAATGAAGTTCCATTTGCAACAGTTGAAGTACCATGTGAGGAACCCTTATAGTATACAGATGTACTAAACTGCTTACTATAAGCAAAGCCATCTTTCAATAGTCTTTCACCAGTTACTTTAGAATCTGCCGCCGCCCCATTAATTGTAAGCGTATTGTCTACCGCAGGAACAGTATTCCACAAGTTGTACAGTGTATTATCGGTGAATAGCATGAATTTAATATTAACAGTGTTTGGCACCTGTGAAAGGTTATCAATTCTTAATACAGCTGCGTTAATAATGTCAGAAGTTGAACCACCTTTAGGAAGTGTTATTTTGTTCAAAGAGATTTTGCCTGGTTTAAAATTAATGGTACCGCCGTAGCATACACTAGTATTAACCCAACTCGCGTTACTAGATAACCAAAGTGAAAGAGAGTAACCGCCAACAATTCCAGAATCTCTTGCATCAACTAAATAATAAACGTCTAGTGTGTCAGTTTTCGGATTTACCATTGGAACAGTAAAATTAGACGCAACGCCAACTACATTTGGGTTTGTGCTGCCATTTCCCTTATTATAGTCAGCAAAAGAAATAAATGAAGTTCCATTTGCAACAGTTGAAGTACCACTTGAGGAACCCTTATAGTATACAGATGTACTAAACTGCTTACTATAAGCAAGGCCGTCTTTTAACAGTCTTTCACCAGTCACTTTAGCGTCTGCCGCCGCACCCTTGATGCTCAAACTTGTATCAATTACCGGGTTAGTCGGATTCGTGATATGTGTTGTTAGCCAGTTATTCACCTCGTCAATTACAGACGGCTTGATGACATTAAGCAAAGCACCGGACTCAGCCATTTCATCAAGTTTCTTGTCAATCTCTGGCTGAACGTCCAGATTTTCAAAGTACGTATTAACGTATTGCTGTAACTGGTTATAAGCCTCATGAAGCTGTACAACATCTGTGTGAAGCGTATCTACATCATGCATTGTTTTATTGAGATAGTCAACTACCTTGCAAAGAAGTTCCATATAACTCAGTGAGTCATCATACACAAGTGGCAGTACTTTCTGGCACCAGTAACGAAACGGTCTTAACTCAGTGTATTCACCCATATTAGGTGTGTAATCAGCATTCATAGTATTCTCCTTTCTTACCATAACAGGAAGAACAGATCTTTCAGTTCATTCACAATCATTTGATCAATGTTCAGCATACTTTCTCGATACTCCATCAGCATTTTAGAATATGTTGTGCCGTTCCTCTTACCCTGTACGTGCTCCGAGTATTCTTTCAGTGAACTATAATTTCCAGTACTTTCAGAATCAGACGTTCCTGCATTAACCTGTGTACCAGTGTTATCAAGCTTCTGAGTACCAGTATCTGCCGAACTACCTTTATCTGTTACATTTCTAGCGTCAGTTAGATATTCGCCAGTTTCAACACCAGTCAACGCACCTTGAGGTGTATCAGAAAACTTATTCCACTGATTGTTTTCGTCTGTGTGTTTCAGATTGTCAGTTCTTAGAGAACTAAGGTTATCAGTTCTCGTGTTGCTATCTTCGCCATGAAGTGTTGAACTGTTATTACCCACGTCTTTCAGATTATGAGTAGTGTTTAAGTCAACATCATACAGAGGATTGAACTCAAGTGTTGCGCTTTTATATAACTGATTGTAGTATGGCATAATCATGTTCATACGTTCAGTTAGCCACATCTTCCATATACCAACCGTTTCAGATGCAATCTCACGGAGGTAAAAGTGTTTCAGAATCTTGCAACACAGGACTTTTCGATATGATTCATCATAGATAGGAAAATCACCGAAAATTTTGTTCCAGCTTTTTTCAATGACCGCATTAATGTTAGATGCACCTTGATTCTCTGAATATCCTGCTTCTGTTTCGCAGATGAATCTTACTTCGGTTGTGTATTTACTCACCAGTCTCACCATCCTCTCCGGTGTTATTCACAGAGTTATTCACATCTTCTACATCTGGAATCTGATAGTCCTGTCGATATTCAACCGATATGTTTGTGCCAAACATCTGATTAATTTTATTTGCGGCAGTACGGCGGCTTTCCAGTCTGGAATAACGAGACGCTACAACACCACCTTGATTTCGAGTTACTTCATCCGAAATCATACGTTCTTTTTTCTGCGTGTTGAGATTGCTGATACCTAGTCTTGTCAACGCTTCGTTCCAATACTGCGTTTTCAGATCATAGATTTTATCAGCAACGAATGGCGCATTGGTAGTAACAGCTCTAAGCGCAGATGGGTCAAGATCATTGTCTCCAAAAATTACAGGTGAATTACCGTCATACTCTTTGTACACGTTAAGCAAAGAAAGACGCTGTTTTTCTGTAGCGCGCACCAGAATTGGTGTTTTCTGTGCATTTGCATTTACGTCAATGATTCGATCAAGATTGTACAGACGTTTGGCATAAATCATGGAGTCGACTACAGATGGTGTACGTAAAAAGTTATTGTAGATAATAACGCTGTCAGAGTTTGATAAAGTTTTGTTATACCCATTGTAACGTGAGTAAGCTGTTCTTCTAGTCGGGTACCCATACACATCAAAGTTACCCGCTGGCAGACAAGATAAACATAACTGCGGCTGATTTTCCAGTTCTTCATCTTTGAACCAAACAGCCACCCCGGTTAAAAACAACTGCATTTCAAGATAACGTACATCTATAGTGTCTGGTACGTTTCGCCACTCAAACATAGATACAGCCAGTTCAGACAGTATGCGTAGGTACTGCCCATATGTAGCTGTATTTCCTAAGAGTGACTCGTCAAAATTTGTTTTTCTTTTTCCCATAGTCAAGTCTCCTAGTTTATTGGTCTGTTATCAAGTGAATAGTTACCGATCTCATCACCATTCACCCACCATGTAATACCATTATTAAAGATGCTTACAATCTCTCTTGCATCATCGGATGGCAATGAACCAGTGAGAACACAAGAAACTGTTTTGATGAAAGTCCAATGAGTTCTAGCGTGTAAGTTAGGTGTCATCAGAGCATTCTGTGCATATCCAAACATGGTAAAGAAGTCATCAATCAGTTTAGCAAACGGTGCGCGAACTGTCTGGTGTTCAAAAGTAAATTGAACTTTACCCATCTGAGCATTAAGGGAATCACATTCGATCTGTCCATGCGTCTGAGGTGGCGTATTTTCTAAATCCTGTTTCTTGCCCATAATAGCATAAGCTTGATTGAACAGATTTTGCTCACCCATAATTGCAGTGGTTGCGGCACTGTTTGCATTTCCGTTCATAGCAGAAGTTCCTACAGAAGCAACGGATGTCATTGCACTAGCAATCATGGCAGAGGTAGCACTACCTTTGTTCTGCGCCCACCACGCTTTCCAAGCATCACCAGACCATGCTATGGTTGGAAAGTTTGAGAGTACAAGTCCACGGTCATAGTTTTTATACATACCCATATAATTGATTGGATATAGTGTGACAGTTGGAGTTGTCACGATTGAGCCAGCCAGTTTAAAATTGACAAGCGTTTGAGATTCCTCAGAGTATTTGAACTGCTCCCATCTGTACTCGGCACGACCGCCAGCATTGTTTGAAAGTACAAGTTTGCAGAATGGATAAGAAAAGAGTTTGCGATTCTTTACGTCATAGCCATCTATTTGAGTTATATTGTTGTAAACAGGAACGGTTTTTTCGTGCAACCCGCCTGGTGGGTTTTGAGAAGAACCATCTTCGTCAAGAAAGGATGGGTATTGAAACGCTGATATGAGAGCATCTTCTTTTCCCTTGTCAATCCAATTCTTAATTTCCGTTGTTATGGATGCAGAATCTAAAGCGCTAATGCCAGACTCAAGACCGAGTCCACAAAAGATTTTGCCACGTGTTTTCGGATCTGCCGCAGTTCCATCAGCTCTCTGAGTGTAATAAAGACCGATTGACATTGAGTTTAAGTCAACTACAGTCTGTTTCTCTACTGTGTAATCACCTAAATCGAGATTTTCTGGAACGAGATTTTCAAAAAATCCATCACTCTCACTATGCTGTCTCTCAACAAAGCACTGTCCGAGTGTAAAGTCAAACAGCCACGACTGCAATACATCCATCTGATATGTTACAATAGATGTAATATTGTTCACATACTCGATGGAAGTAATAAATGCATAGAACCATTTGTTTCCATAAGCTGTGTTTTGGAACATCATGTAGTTACAATCGTAGATTTCATCAGCCAACACACCTACTTTCATGGTATTACGTGTGTGACGCTGATAGGTGTTCTTTGTGAAAGCACGTTTCTGTTTACTGATAAAGTAGTTGGACTGCTTTGCTTCGGAGTCAAAGTAGATCGTGTGATCGTAGGACGGCTCAAGCGGAACGTTGTGTAATAAACGTATCGTTGTGTTTGGAGAAATATACATAAACTACTCCTTTTTTCAAGACGCTACCCACCTATTACAGATGAGTAGCGTATCATTAAAATTATGCAGTCTTAGTCAGTACAACTGTTGAACCAGCCTCTGAAGCAGAATCAACTGGCTCATCCGCTACATATTCTACGCCATTAATAACCATCGTTAGTGTAACTGTCTTAGATGCCGATGACGCTGGAATCATGATTGCACCATACGGAAGAACGGCGATACCATCTGTTGTAGCCTGTTTGGTCTGCTTAAACTGATAAGTACCCGGTACGAGAGTAGCTGTATCATCCTGTACACCGAGTGTAAATACCGTTGCAGCGTCGCTGGTATCTTTTCCGGTAAGTTCAACTGTGTAAGAAGCTTTCGGTGCGATTTCAGCCGTATCGGTAACAAACACGATTGCATTGGAAAATGGCGAACTGGAAATCGTTTTCCAAACATGGTAAAAATAATTCCAGTACATTCCCGCCGCGGAATACTGCTCAGTGAATTTTGCATTGTTATCATAAACCTGGAACCAGTCAGTATCAATCAGAACTGCTTTTACGTTTTTCATGAGAGCCAGTTCATCTTCTGTTACTTCTTCCAGTCCGTCAGAGTTTTCACGGATAACATCGAAACGTTCATTGTCAAATGAAGTCCAGTCGTCAATCAGATGAAGCGCACCTGTATAGGTTGCTTTGTCCATATTGAACGCGGCGGCAAGAACATCAATGTCATATTTTGCATTAAACCAGCTATCCATAAAGATTGCCTGGTTTTCACGAGGAGTGTTTGTACGCACACCAGATGCATTGTACTTTGTCTGCATGAAAGTTAGATCATTTGAAGCACCACGGAAAGTTGCACCAGCTTCTTTCAGATCAGTGCCAGTTCCGATAGACATTGGAAACATTTTTCCATGTGATACAGCCTTAATGAGCAGATATTTGAAGAGCAGGAACTCATCATACTCAGCCGCTTTGTAAACAGATTCTACGATTTTAGCAACTAAATCCTGTACACCGGATTCAGCTAAGAAAGCAAGACGCAAATCTTCGTCCTGTATTGTTACCGGGTACATCACACGCCAGTTCATTGTGTGGAATGCGGATTTTACATCGGGGAGTGTACGCTTAAATTCGCGCGCCGTGGCTTTTTCCGGTGTGTAATCAACAACCTTTGCAATCTGCACAAAGATTTCTTCTACGGTTTCACCGAACTCAAGATAACCTTTTTTGAGTGATGCATACGGGTTGTTGAATGTGGCACTTTTTGCCATGACAAGTGCAATGCGGTTGACCAGGGCATTAACGTACTGGTTTGCGAAAGCCGGCGTTCCACAAATAACTTCTCCTACTTTTGGAATGTCGCTTGCTTTTGTGACAACTGGCACAGATTGCTGATAATCATAAGATGCATTCTGACGAATAGCATTCAAGATGTCAAGCGTTGATGCCTGCAAAGTTGATTTTGCAATTCTTCTAGGCATATCTAAAACCTCCTATTCTGTTTTGAAAAGACTTTCATATGTTAATTTCGTTGGCTCGGGGTTATCTCCGGATGGTTCGGGTTCCGAATCAGCCGTACCGCTAAAGCGGTCCGTGTAACGTTTCCGCCATGCTTTGTCGTTTTCCTCATACTTTGTTTTCCAATCTTCACCAGACCTTTCATTCAGATCGGTAAACGTGTCAGAAACATCTTCCAGCATAGCAAGCTGTGTATCGTCTGGTGACTCACCGAACGAATCTTTCAGTGCGTCAATAATTTCCTGTGCTGTTCTTACTGCCATAATTGTTCTCCTTAAATGAAATATCTGCACATCATCCAAACAGGCATCTTCTTTTTCTTTTTTATCGGCGGCAACGGTGGAACGTCACCGCCAGACAAGAAAAGGAAAATCAACAAAGCGTTGTTTAAATTGGCTTCACTTCCGAAAGAGAGAAGTGTGGAACTAGGGTTGTCGTAGGATTCTTTGTTGTACCAAGCACCTGGTTTATCCGAAGCGTGGGTGTTAAAATACTCAAGATAAGTGTTTGCGCATGAAATACGATAGGAAAGGGAGGAATCGCTGATACCCTCCCACCCACGCATGAACGCTTCGGTCAACATGGAAAGATCGGTACTGGTGCTTGACAAGAATGCCGATAAGTTGTCGAAGTTTGCGGCAACACCGGACTGATACCAGATATTTTCGTGGATGAAATACGCAAGCTGACCGTTTCCGTCGTTTGAAGCGTATCCATTTTCCTGTAACCAGTTAAGCAACTGTGTGCGTCTGTTCGTCACGGAGTTGTCTGTCCATTGTCCTAATCCAAAACCTTGCTTATATCCTAGTTCCCACTGTCCGGGGTTCAGTGTACTTTCCTGCATCCAGTTACCGCATATTGCGGCGGCAACATAAGCAGATGCACCAACGCCGGAACCACCAGACCCATACCGAAAGCAACGCGACCAGTTGCTCGGTGATGATTCCGAGGTGTTGATACTAACTTGCTGATCGAGTGGCACTTCATCTGTGTGTGCACCCATAGTTCTTCGTCCTTGATATACCATCTCGGAATGACCAGGCCGCCAGAGAATATCACCCGGTTTCCATACATTCGAAACAGGAACTTCGGTAAATCCCATTGATAGCAGAACGGAAATCATATCGGAAGTAGTGAACGGGTGATTGGAACCGTAAGTCTCAATGACGGGGAAAGCACCAACTAAAAGCGCGTACCAGACAAACGAGGAACAGTCATAGTAGGTGATTCCATTTACTGTTTGCTGTTCCCGGTAAGTCTGTGAATAACCGACGTTTGAACGGTTACAGGTAGCAACTGCCCAAGACCATGATGTGTTGATGTTAGCCACGAGTTAATCCCTCTTTAGCGACATATCCTGTATACGTGCAACCGTCTACGACTGCTTTAACAAGATACCATTCACCAGTGTAATATCCATAGTTTCTAACACCGGTACCCGTTGGTAATGTTAAAATAACACGTTTGTTCATGCCAGCACCAACACGCAAATTATAACGATCATTGGTGTGATACGCTCCGGCAATATCCCGGTTAAAACTACGTGCTGATTCTGGTTTGATTGCCGATGGTGTAATCGTCTGAGGTTCATCATTTCCTTTGTAACGATAGTGAACAAGGTTACTGTACGGAAGACAGTAATAAGATCGAACGCATATTTCGCTTCCGGTCTGATCACCTGTCTGTCCATCAATTCCACCGTTCTCCGACTGGCTGGCGTGAACAATATTCGAAGCGTCCGTTGACATCGTAACGTGATGACCAGCGGCAAGATGAATGTCTCCACGTTTCCATGGAGCGTCGCACTTTTTAAACCCGCACTGGATAAGCTGTGATTCTAAGTTGCGCGTTGTACTGTATGGACTGACGGCAAAGCCTGCCTTGCTTAACGCTGTTCCAACAAATGAACTACAGTCATAGTCCGGTCCGTTTCTGTTTACTTGTGAATAGCCATGGCTATGATCGGCGGCAATCTGTTCCGCCCATGATACTGCTGTTTCAATCTTCGGCATTGTTTTCGCCTCCTAAATGTTCACACAGGTGATTAATTGCCTGCGTATTTGCTTCGACGCTTTTACGAAGTTCTTCCATCTCTGCTTTGTGAGCATCTTTTTCTTTCACCATATACCAGAAAAGAGCAGCACAGCACACGATTGGAAAACCGAGCGACCCGATAAGCTGTGTGATGGTTGTTACATCCACTTTCTTCACCTCTCTTTCGTGATTTCATCATAGCACTTAGGCTTGATTTTGTCAAGCTTTTATGTTATAATATTTTTAGAATCAAAAAGTTCATGATTCAAATAATTGGAAAGGAAGATTGTTTGAATGTCAAAGTATTACGACGGAACGAAGCTTCTTTCGCTCAAAGACCTTGACGGTCAACGTCCGGAGATTTATATGGTCACAACAAACCGAACAGGCGGTAAGACTACTTATTTTGGACGATATTCTGTTCGACGTTTTATAAACTTCAATGAAAAGTTCGCACTACTCTATCGGTATAACTACGAACTGGACAACGTGTCTGACAAATTCTTTAAAGACTTGAAAACTCTGTTCTTTCCTAGTATGGAAATGACAAGTAAGAGACTTGCTCGCGGAATATTTCATGAGTTATATCTGAATGACCGTTCCTGTGGATACGCTATTACATTAAATAGTGCCGATCAGCTTAAAAGATATTCGCATTTATTTTCTGACGTTGACCGCATTTTATTCGATGAGTTTCAGTCGGAGACAAACCATTATTGTGATAAAGAAGTAAAAAAGTTCCAGAGCATTCACACTTCTATTGCTCGTGGACAGGGAAAACAGACTCGTTATGTTCCTGTATACATGATGTCAAATCCCGTAACTCTATTAAATCCATACTACAGTGCTATGAAAATCGGAAGTAGATTACAGTCTAATACTAAATTCCTACGCGGAACTGGATGGGTATTGGAACAAGGTTATGTTGACAGTGCGGCGAAAGCAATGAAGCAATCTGGTTTTGCTAAAGCTTTTGCTGATGATGATTACATGAAGTATTCTACCGAAGCTGTATATCTGAATGACAATTACTCTTTTGTTGAAACCATGCAAGGAAAATGTAAGTATGTTTGCACACTTCGGTATATGGGTAAAGATTATGGCGTTAAGGAATACGTAGAAAAGGGTGTGGTGTATGTCGATGACAAACCTGACTTAACTTATCCATACAAGATCACAGTTACAACCGACGATCATCAGATCAACTACTTGATGTTACAGAGACATGATATGTTCATCATGAGTATGCGTTTTCTGTTCAGCAAGGGTGCGTTCCGGTTCAAGAATCTGGAATGCAAAGAAGCAACGCTGGCGGCATTGTCGTACAGATAATTATGGTATCTACCATTGTTTCATATCATGATAGGTATGGACGCCAAGTTGAAACGATACTACCTTACTTATTTACTGCTAGGCAAGCAGGCTTGATATGTCCATTGGTTAAAGATATATGCAAGAAGCAGGGATAACTTACCTCGTAAGCCCCCTGCTTCTTTTTAATTACTCTTGAACATACCTTTCTTGTATACGCGGATGACAAGCCACCCTCTTAGTTTGTCTACCGTCACGCTCCAGATTAAATATTTTTCTGGTTTCAGTTCGTCGTAGTAACGTATCATTTTTTCACATCTTCCTTTGAAGATTTCTTTTCCGTTATCGCAGTCTGAAACATCAATAACCATGCAGTATACAGACGGTGCGATATACAATCTCAGTTCTTCTAATGTCATAGACAGTGCCTCCCTCTTACATCGGTTTCACGCTAATTACAAGGCATCCATCATAAACAGTGTACTCTGTTACCTTGTAATTATGAAACACTCTCATTGCTTCTTCTCTTGACACCCTTGTCGTTGTTTTCAATTTCGTGTCGTACACTCTAATTACATTTTCCCAACAGATACTAAGAAAGTCAACAACCGGAATACAATAGTCTTTTACAAGTAAAACGTAAACGCCATTTTCATCATTAGTAATTTTCTCTACTTCTCTGTCTGCAATCTCTGATGCTTGACTGCTATCATAGGGTTGATTATTGTCACTTACAGATACCAGATTGCCTTTAAATGTTTTCAAAAATTCACTAAATTTCATTTTTCTCACCTCATTTTATAGGTTGTTTCACAGAGCAACACGCCGCCGGGAATACGCTTTGGCATCAGCTTTCCCGGAACAGTCAATCCATAAGTAAAATCAGTTAAGTCTCTGTGAATAGGTTTGTTAGTTTCATCGAATAAGAAATCTTTCTCTTCCTCTTTCCAGTCATCTGGTTTTCCTTGCTTATCTTCCATACTTCTGATGAACAGGTCTTTACACTTACTAGGCATACCGGCACATTTTACATTATAATAAGGTTCAACTTTCTCACCAATCCATTCGTTGTCTTTCAACTCAAGATCTTCTTCGACTACGTGCTCAATGTATGTTTTCTGCCGTGTGAAAATAGCACTATCCCATTTACTTTCCAGTTTCCAGCAACAAAATGCTGTGTTGTGTACTTTAATTCCCTGTACTTCTTCTGGTTTCAAATTGCAATGAATGCTATCTGTATCGGCATAGATAAAACCTGCCTTGCCTACGCCATGATAGTTCGCTTGTGCCGCTCTGATCGTAAAGTTACGCGCATAACTTGTGATTGCAGAACCGATCGGTATGTAGCCGGGTTGTTTGTCATTCGCTTCTACGCTACGAAATCCTATTGAGTTGTCATCTTTCAGATATGCTACTTTGAATGAACTGTCCGTGCTACTTGCGAACTTACCGTACAGATTGTTCAAGAAAAGTTTTGCTAACTGACGCCTTGCTCCCTTACTGTTCATTTTAATCTCCTTGTACTTGTCAATATAGCCGTCAAACAAACCGGCCTTTTTCTCAAAATAACAACCGTCTAATATTTGAAAATCATCGACGTCATAGTGTTCTAAGAAAAGAATGTAATCTGTCATTGTTAAGGTCAACTCTACAGTTGTTGGAACTTTCTTCATGTTACCATCATAGATGTATCTATGGTATTGTCCATTGAGGTATACATCTGAGGTTTCCAGTGCTTCTGTTCCCCTGTACAGAGATGAACCTTTGATCTGGATGAAAGGTAACTTATCTTTCTTTAGATAGAAACGTGTTCGAATACGAACGAAGAAATACTTTTCATGCGCATCGTCTGGAATGCTGTTTTGAAAGAATACAGGTAGTCCTACAGGGTAATAGTTACCAGACTCAGAGTGCATCATGGACGGATACAATGAATTTACGTCAGCGGTTACGCCATTACCATACGGAATACCCGTCTTGCCTTTTACAGCATAACACCAGCCGCCTTTGTATGACTTTTTAACATACTCGCCAGCATTAGAAACGCCATATATACTCTTGTCGATCTTGAATTCGTAGAGGTTTGGAAACAGCTGATCCCACTCATATACCGTTTCATGCTCAAATATGTTTTTATATTCTTCCATGCAACACGAGCCGATCGTAAGCTTGTTATGTCCCTCTGCAAACATGAACTCGATTGCTTCTTTTATGACAAGAACGTCGTTCTTAATATACTCGATCTCTTCCGCCGTGATTTCACAACCAGCATATCGCAAGCCTTTGTATTCCATTTCAAGCTTACGGTGCTTTAACTTAAACGATTCACCAATTGTCTTGACAGAAAATGGTAACAGCTTTAGTGAGTCACGTAACTCAATGAACTTTCCATTGCCCAATCGTATGGTGATTGAATACCACTGACCTTTGTCACTGATAGAATACTTGAAAGAACGAAAGTTCATATCATTCTCTTTTAACCAACTTACGCTGTACTGTTCTGACGTGTTAACGATGAAAGCTTGTTGATAACCTTGTTTGATTAAGTAATCTATCCAGAAAGAACCATCAAATTTTAAGTTATGAAAATAGCAGATTATGTTACACTTGTAGGATGCAAGATGTTTAAGACAATCTCCGATGCTATGCGACACGGTGACTGTCTCTGTGTTTAACTCTACTGTAGCCGCCGCCCACACTTCAGTATCAGTTTGACCAGCATATACGGTCGTTTCAAAATCTCCTACAAAGTAGCGATATTTACGTTTTCTCAAAGTTAATAGTCACTGTCCATCATATCGTCTAAATCTTCGAAAGAACGCATAGCAGATTCAGACAATGCAAAACCGGAAATGTTACTTAAAAGAGCAATTATATGTTGAGCGGATGCCCACACTAAATTAGCATCGGAATCGTAGTGAATTACGCCTAGCCATCTCTGAATATCATCCCATTGTTTTGACAACTCTTGACCGACTTTGTTCTTTCCAACTTCTGTAACGTTAAAAGATTGCTGTAGTTCTTTCGGTAACGTTTTTATTATCCCATACCCTATATCTGCCACAACTTCATCTAACGTCGCTAAAATTTCATTCAGCGCGTTGTTAGCTGTTTCAGCTACATTCGGGTTTCTTCGTACTCTTTTACCAGTAACAGACGTGTAATAATATACATCCATGGTAGAAATTATTTCTTTTAACTTGTTAACTAAATCGTTGAAAGCTTCTGCATAAGCCAGCACTGGCTCGTCTGTTACAGGTGTTTTAGTTCCGTCTGTGCTAGTCCAGAACCGCTGTTCTGCTTCTTTCTTTTCTTTTCTTGTTTCAGATGCTCTCTTTGCTCTTAACTGACGCTCAAGTTTTAATCCCTCTTTACCAGAAACGATTTCACCAGATGTAGCTTCGCCACCATAATAAGCTTTTGAATACAACTCCTCTTTCGTGAGTTTTTTCAACTTTCGAATACTGGCTTCGGTTTTACGCTTCGGAATAGATGGAACAATAGATTCCGGAAAGCTATATCCACGCTTTTCCGCTCTTCTAACGAATGACTTAACACGATTTCGCTCTTTTGCGTATGCCTTGTTAATAGCTTGCTGTTTTGCTGTTTGTCCCTTTTTTGTTTTCTTTGCCACTGTTTTTACCTCTCTTTGCTATTGATACAAGAAAAGGAGGCTTCAAACCTCCCTTTCTTGTTTTTTGCGCTTAGTGCTGTACACTGTTATAGTCTAAGCGACAGTCGATAAAGTCTCGTCCGGCTTTCGTCTTGCCAGACTCTTTAATAATTGCATACTCTTCATTGCCAAACACATCATGGATGCGTTCCAGTGATTTACGAAATGTTGCCGACTGGAATGCATATACCTTTCCGCTTGTATCCATGATCGTCGTAATATCGACGTGTGTACCATCTTCTTTTTCGTCCTCGTAGGAACACCAAACTGATACGGTAATTGACGTTCCGTCCGGAACATCTTTCATTGATTCTGCACCTTTATCTACCGTAAGCATATACTGTTCAATTTTTGTGAGTTCTTTGCTTGCTTTTAATACTTTCATTTTCGTTTTTCTCCTTTTTCTTGTTTTATGGTGACAGGTGTGGAAAGTCCTGTCACCTGTTTAAAGACTCTGCTTTTTTGCACGTATGGTTGAATTTACTTTTTATAAGCTGCTGTTAGTTACGTTTCGGAAGTGGCTCTAACTCTTCCGCATGAGCGATAAAGTCAGACTCTTTCATACCGTATCTTTTCTCGAACGGCTCTACAGACACGACTTTAACCACCTTGAAATCCTCTGTATCGTGTTCTTTACGAACCTTGTTCAGAAGTTTTTCATCGTTGGTATGCTGACCTCCGATCTCGTAAGTTACATTGCTCGGCTCACAACTTACTGTGTCCATAGCAAGAACTGTTACTTTCGTACCAAGGATGGTACGAGTTACAAATGATTCTCTCATTTCCGTTTTTCCTCCTTTTCTTGTATTTTATTGTTTCGGAATTTTTTACCAGACGTCAGAACTCGTCTGGAAGAGCGACCGCGGTGATGAACCGCGTTAAGTCGGCTTGCCGCTCAAGAGGCGGGCGGATTGGCACACCGCCCTAACAGTGCTGTAAGAACTATATCTCTTACTGTATTTATTATAACTCTTAACACTGTTTTTTGTCAAGTGATTTTTCACAATGAATTGAAATATTTTGTTATGAGTTAGTTTAAACTAACTCGAGCCGCATTACCCAAAAATCATTGCTGTGTGGCTGAATACAACAATATCGTAAATCAATGCCCCGATTATGATGACCTGTATAAGTCGTAAAAGTTTGTTCTTCAAAGTTTTTTCTCCTTTCTGTAGAACTATGCTCCGGTGTAGTAGGTTTTTCGCTCCTTATTTACATGGTCGATAGCCGTATATACTGGTTTAGGTTTGTTTCCGGTAACGTATGACATAATACCGTTTCCGTCATTGTCAAGAATGCAAATTTTTACTCGTTCGTCACACTCTGAAAACAGCGTGATTGTCTTTCTGGCGCACGTTAATACGTTTTGCATTGTGTCCGTGCGATAGGTAACCATTGTCAGATGACCGCCGATGTAAAGCTTAATCTTGTATTTCATTCTTTTCCTTTCCGCCCGTTTATGCCGTTAGCTCAGCTGTGTAAGTTATAATACGTTCATGCCGCCCTGCAATTCTGTGATATGTTCTGCGCACATAACTTCAATGATCGTATTCATATCTCTCTTGCATACTCGAAAGTAATTGCACACTGTCCAGTGCTATCAGAAGTGCCATTGATAGTATAGCACAGATACTTGTTTTCACTTTCTGAAGTGTTATACTGTACTGAACTCCCTTTCCTTACTTACCTTGTAAATACATTATAGCACAGGTTTGACTGTTTGTCAATCTGTCATTTTGCACAAAATATGCTGCCATTTTGAAGCAAATGGGGCAACTGGTAAGGGGGTGTTATTTTTTACTG